CCTCCTTCACGTCTAGGAAGCCAGAAATCTTCTAGCATAGACATGAATTTCTTATCATCACGAACTTCACCAGTGTTTGCATCATAGACCAATTTAGATCTATAACGATTCATTACCTCACGAAGATATTGTTCTGCCTTAACTTTAGGTAGATTACCAACATCAATATAGAATATTCTCCTTTCAGGAGCACGTGACATACGATAGATTACCAAAGAATCTTCAATCATTCTAAGTTGATTGAGAGCCTTAATACCTTTATGCAACCATGATAATGTAATATGTTTATTACGATCTACAAGACCTGAAGTACAATATGTAACTGCATCTTTTGCAATTTTTATCGCACCTTGAGTTCCATTAGTTGGAGTATAACTTTTATTACTACCACTAGTAGGATTATATTCAAAATATTCTTCTAATTCTGGAGTACCGATTGGTTTATCACTCTGAAGATTGACTAAATTTGGATCTTTTTTCTTCTGTTGACGTACATACTTAACCTTTAATGCATCAATATACCTTAATTCTTGTATTCCTGCATGTGGATCTTTAAGATCAATTACCTTATGATAATACAATCTACCATCAATATACCAATTACGGAAGATTTCATGAGACTTTGAATCAAAATCTAATAGGTCTTTTATATACTTAAACTCATCACGAATGACTTTTTTAATATTATCTCCAACCGACAAGTTAGATAGATCTATATCTACAGGACTATCATTTAAATCAGAAACTATTGCTTCATTTACAACATCCTCAATCGCTTCATCACACTCTGGATGAAGCGACATTTCTCTGTATCTTTTTATCAAATCATATTCATTTCTGAATACACCTTCAATATCAACATACTGCCCATAAAACCCACTACTTACAAAGTAGTCGGATTTATCCGCTTCATTTTGCGGCACAGGAGACATTGCCCCCTGTGGCAGATTATTATTGTCAGCCCCCGCTATGGAGAAACCGAATAATTTAGCCATTTATCAGAAATTTTCTATATGTTCTATTTATCAGCCTATAACTACGTTATTATTTTCATCCATAGCTTCCCACCACTGAACCTGCATTTCTACAGAGAATTCTTCAATAACATTGTTACTATCGTAAGAAAGATCAATTGAAGAAACGTTTGTTGGGAATATACCGTGGAAATGATACGATCTAAGAATTGGAATACTATCTGCAGAAGCAGCAGGTGCATTAGTAGGCCCTGTTATTGGAGCTCTACCCAATTGATAAACATAAGCTTCCTGTTGATAAACTGTTGGATCAACCACACCAGCATTATCGGAAACTTTATTAATCATGTTCATCCACTTTTCCATCGCATCTCTGATAATAAAATTACTATCATTGATAACTGTTACAGTCCAAGTATCAAAACTTCTTTCTCCTGCAATTTTTAACTCCCTTCCTCTAAAAGGAACGGCGATTGGAGTTACAATTGACGCAGGTAAATTAGCACCTTTAACCAAAAAACGTAATCTATCAGATACATCATTTGGATCAATAGCTAATTCTGGGAAATTAATTTCGACCTCGAAAAAATTAGGGCGAACGCCACCACCAAGTAATTTACTTTTAAAAGTATCTAGGGTTCTCGCATTAGCCCCTTTATTCGGGATTAGCTGAGGCATTTTCTTTTTCTCCTGGGGTTATTAAGTGATGGTTAATGGTTAGACTGTACCGACCACTTCCTCGAAACTAATACCTGTACGTGTTGCAACGAAGGTTAGTCCGATGAAGTTGATAGAACGTGCTGGTTTAATGAATATGTCAGCACGGAATTCATTTGCGTCGATTATATCGGCGGTGTTGTTTGATTCATCACAAACTACTAAGAAGTCTGTGATACCTCTCTTCGCTTGAATATCACGAAGATATGGTTCAACTATATTTACAAAGTTTGCTCTTGTAATATCATCGTTGAACTCGAAGAGTTGTGCCCTTGCTGCTCTTTCTATTGCAGTTTCTATAGTTAAGAATAAACGGCGAACGTTGATTCTATCAAATGCAGAAGTATATGAAAGTGCAGTTTTATCACCAAAGAGGATTACTCCTTGACCAGGGAAAGCAACAACTGGGTTAACTCTCTTGGTATATAGAAGATCTCTTTGTGCTTGAGATGGGTTGTATGCAAGTTTAATTGCATTATTTACAACACCTCTATCCGCACCAGCAGGTGAGAACCAAGGATAAGAATTTTGAGATGTTCTTGCCATCATTCCAGCAACGTCAGCGTTACATGGAATATAACGGAATTTATTATTGAAACGATCAAATATGTACTTGTAACCAGAGTCTATAACACCATATGATGATGAAGACATCTGACCAGTTGTCTTAAGTATGTTAGTTGTCTGAGTATCACTATTGGAAATAGGTACTGGTGCATTACCAGCTCCACTCAATACGTCAGATTTTGATGGAGAAACAACTGCAATACAATCTTTTCTATCACCTGCAATAGAGATTAACTTATTAGCCTTACCAACAGTTTCATCTCTACTTCCCAAGCCTGGGCCCATGATAAGATAATTAATTGGATATTCTCTTACATTTGCAAACTGATTATATCCAGAAATTATATCACCTAGAGTTGTAGGATATGTTGGTGCAGTATAAGTACCACCATAATCTTTACCACCTTCTAGTGAGAAGGTTGAAACTCCAATTCCAGTAAAGTTAACTCCTTGAGTAACTTGACCCCATGAACCAGCAGCAATATTACCAGCATTATTTGCACCCGTTAATGGAGTACCATTTGGATTAACACCAGCAAAGATATACTCTGAATTATTTGCTATAAAATCTTTCCAGTAAATTGGAGCATTAAATTGTTTTGCATCTTCAGCTTTAGAAAGACTTAACCATGATTCTAGTATTTGACCAGAAGTTCCTGATTCTTTTCCACTATCATCAACAACTACAACATGTAATTCATCAAATCTAGAATTTCTAGCGTTTGAATATGCAGAAGTTTGTGGTTTTTGTGCAACACTACTCCAATAAACAGTAGCATTATCAAGTTGTAATGTTTGTGACTCATACCAGTCTGCAACTGAACTAGGAGTTAATGCTGAATTGGTAGTAACTGCACTTACAGTCATCCATTCTCTTGCAGTTCCAACACCAGCAATTCCAATAACATCTCCAGCATCAATTCCAGTAGATGCAACAATCTGAACGTTAGTATCAGATGCACCACTGTTATCTGCAGCAACTGTTGTTACTTGACCACCATGATTGAAAACTGTTATTACACTTCCATCATTATGAGCTGTTGCAGTTGTTCCATCAATACCTCTAGTTGTAAGACCAACAGCATTACCAGAGATGTTTCCAACTCCCATCAATTCTGATCCAATCAATAATACTGACTGGTTTGCAGTAATACCACTTACATTTGCAACGTTAACTGAGTTAGCACTAACACTTAACGCAGTACCACCAGCGTTATCAACTGTAGTTGCTGCTGACCTATTCAATAGTTTTATATTTTCATTTGCTGTAAGAGTACCTTGGTTTGTTCCAGCAGTAGTTCTAGAAACTGTTACCGATGTACTAGCAGCACCAGTTGCACCTGCGATGTTACATTCTCTAGTTGTTTTAAATTCGTATGCACCATCTTTTGCATAATCTACAGGAATAACACTTCCACCAACTGCAACTCTACTAACAACCTTAACATCAATGTTACCAGTACCAACTTTAGTAACAGTACCACTAAGGTGTCCATCAAGTGTTACTGATGTACCAATTCCACCAACTGTAGTTCCACCTGCAAATGCCTGAGTAATACCAGCACCAACTACAATACCTGCAGTATTAATACCAGTAAGTGTTTGGTCTGTCTGAGCATCTATTACACAAACTTTTAATCCATTTGCCCAAGTACCAGGATTCTTTGCGGCGTAATACCAAGTAGTTCCTGAAGCATAAGAATTGAAATAATCGTCTGTATTCTTAATCTTTAAACTTGTCAATGATGATGCTGCACCAGTTGCAACAGCAGCATTTGCATTATTAAGACTTGTACCGTCTGTTCTTACTACTCGCAATTGACCACCATATGAAAGATATGATGCTGCGGATAACCAATATTCATATTGGGAACTAGTCTCTTGGGGTTCACCAAAAGTATCTACTAGATCCTTTTCACCTTCTATTAATTGTGGATCTTCGACAGGCCCTTTAACAAAAGGCCCAGCAATTGCACCAGTCTGGTCGCTTACACCAGTAATTCCACCCCGTGTGAGATCAACTTCTTTTACTTTAATCCCTGGAGATACTAAGCCTAAACCAGCCATCTGTTTCCTCTGCGAGTCAGTATTTTATCTAAATTTATTTATTATTTGCTTCACTTACAAATGGGGAAACAATACATGAACATCACCAATCTGGATATACCCAATTAGATCTAGACTTATTTCTTGATTCTTTTATTCTTTTTATAGTGCATGTTTTACATTCATATGAATATGAAGAAGCTGCAGCTTTTCTATTTTTTCTAGTTAAATAAAATCCCTCTATAAGATTCTTTTGTTCTCCACATACTCTACATTTTCTTTCTTGTAGAAATAAATGTTCTAATTCAAATTGATCATCCAAGTCCATTAATAATATTCCCACATATAACTCATATCACCATATGTTGAATTTATATCTTCTGTATCAGCCTTAGTCCATCTATCTCCTTCATCATCTACAAATTCATCTTCATCTAATGCAGTAGATATAAAACCAAATGGTGCCATATCTTGTTCTATCTGATCTCTTTGATCTTCATATAATTTCTTTCTTACATCCTGATCTGTTAATTCTTTGAAATATTCTTGATCAACCATCCATGCATATATTACTAAACACATAGCAAGGTCATCATTACACCCTTCCTCAGCCTCAAACGAATTTCTTTTTTGAATGAATGTAGTTAACTCACTGATAATATCATAGTCCTTAAATAAAACCTTATCAGACTCAATCATAGTCTTAAGGTTGGAACATCCAAGAGCTTTGACTGCCTTAGACATCTTAACTCCAAGTTGTGTTTTCTTACCTGAGAATCCTTGACCTACTATTTGACCAGCACGTCCTCTCATAGAACATTGAAGTAGATTTGGATACTCAAGATCATAGTTAAGAATAGCTGCAACCTGATCTCCAATATCGTTTACTTCACAGAGAACCCATGACTTATTATAAGCTCTTACCGCATCATGAATGATAGATGGGAATAACATAGGTTTAATTTGATTATTCTTATATTTTGCAACTACCTGATGGGGATAAGTGGTAATGTCTACAATTATAAATGCAGAATAATCACCTTCCATACCTCTTGCAACGTCCACCGTACACATATACTCATGATCTTTTATTGGTTCTGCATATACATCTAAACCATTACTAGATTTAAGTGGGTTATCATATACTAATGCTCTTAATTTAGCTGGATTGATTAAAGTATCAACTGATCCTAAGAACTCACATTCAAACTCAACTTTAAATTGTTGTTCTGAAGTGTTCGCAATAGTTTGTTGTCTCCACTTCTCATCCCTACCTGGAACTTCTGACCAATGAACTGATGTAGGAACGTATTCATTTTGTTTTCTTTCTGCATCATGCCACATACGGTAGAAATGATTCATACCATGTGGCGTTGAAACCATTATTACTTTTGTACTTTTACCAGAAGTAATAGTAGGGTAAACACTAGCAAAGAAAGAGTCAGCGATGTGATTGGGAACAAAAGCAAATTCATCCAAGAA